AATCTCTTACTCACTTACATACCTTGAAAGATAATCTTCATCATACAACATAATCTATATTTTATTTATTATTATTATATTTTATATTATATAATTAAATCTTACCTTTCTTTTTTTTTCTTACTTGTAAGTCTGATACGAAATCTTACTTGAAGTCTTCAATCAACCTTACTGTAAGTCTTAATCGGTATAAAGTAATTTTTGACGAAAATGCAGCCAAATCCGCTCAATCTCGTTGATTTTCAGCGAATTACACACCCATAGGTGGTCAGATTCACGACTTTCGGGAGTTAATCACGCTCCAGAATCTGACCTAACTTACTTACAATGAGGGATTTAGGTGAAAACGAGCCTTACAATCTCCGTTTTATATATATAATGATTATATATATACGAAGTATATATATAATCGTTATATGTATAGGTGAGAAAACCTCGAAAATCTATGTCACTGCTACCGATGATTTTTGCTCAAGCACCGTTGAAATGAGTTAAATCATTGCTTGAACTGACAAGCAAGATTTCGCAGTGTGTCAGATACTTAACGTATCAAATCCCTCGCCATTTCCTCCTGATTGACAATCGCCGACCATTCTATTCCACAAATCGCCCTTGTTTCAGGGACCAATCTACGCGACACATAGCAAGCCACGTGGGTGCCGGATTGGTTGGAGGAGGACTAAGATTTCAAAGAACGTTTGGGATTAGGTCGCTCGGATTGGTTTGCGGCGGTAGGTGGATTTTCAGACGTTGGATGCCGACCCAACGTGATTTCTGCGATTGTGGTATGGAGCGATGTCTTGCGATTTACCATACCTTTGGCTTTTGATTTCGCGCCTCGTTAGTGGCTCTCAAATCTCCTTGCCTAACTCTCCAGATTGCAACTGATTCTCATCGTGAACCGAGCTTTGATTCCGCACCCGAAGTGCATCGGGATTGGCTGCCTAATCTTACAGACCGATTTTGTGTCAGATTTCCTCCTTGAGGAGGATTTCGTGATTTCGGCTCGTGTCAAATACCTTTCCTTCAATAAGGTGATACAAAGATACACTTTTTTCCAATGCAGCAAAATGAATCCAAAACTTTCTATAACTTTTTTTTATTAAAAAGTGTTAAATTAGTTAAATAGTTGAAAAATATGTATTTAGAGGCACTTAATTAAACCAATCCTTTAAGATTAAGCCACTTTTAACACTTGATAATCAGCCACAATCGAAAACAGCCACATCTTGACCTGGGATTAAACGATGGCAATCTGATTTGTATTGAAAAAAGCGTCAGATTACTCCGATTTAACCACTATATCTGTAAATTATTGAAAATGAAGCGTTTATGGATATTATGATTGTAGTGATATTAAATCTGTTTCAAGATTAAAAGTAAATCTCAAAACTGAATATTATGATTGATAATCGCTATATATGAGAGATTTATATTATAATATATATTTATATCACAAAGATTAACAATCGCGCGTTATGGTTTCACGGCATCACGCGAGCGACTCCATCGCCACGAAAAACGCCATCCAGAACGACACAGAATAGCCCTGTTTTAGCGTTCTATTTCCGCGATGGGCTACTTATCCATTCCAAATTTTGAAGCCGTCAAAAGCCGAGATTTGAAGCCGTCAAATCAACGTCAACACAATGCTAATCACAATATAATCACAGATATATGATTGATAATCGCCTCGTTATTTGAAAGAAAATCTCTCCAGCAAGTTATTCTCAATGATTAATAATCGCCACCACACAATATACGCTGGATTCGTCATCCAGATTTACCATCACCGATTGAGTATATATATGGCGAGGATTGTAAATCGCCTCATCTGCCGATTCATCGTCAAGTTGTTCGATGATTCATAATCGCTCGGCTTGTATTATATATACAACAAATCGCCTCGGATTCGTCGCCTCAAGATTAACATCATCCATCTGCCAGATTACAAATCGCACCTAATTATTCGACACCTCCAGATTACTCGTCGGCTTAATATTGATTGTAAATCGCCGTCCATATATATGCCGCTCGGATTGACTTCAGTCGCTCATTCAGATTGTTAATCGCGGATATTGATTTGTGTATATAAAAAAAAGAGCCGACTCACGTCAGCTCTTCTATTTCAACCACTTCAGCTCCTATTGCCTCGATGCCGTCCAGATACCGCTCGACCTCTTCGACGCTCTCCAGCGTCCGGCAATATGGATATTCATAGCATGGGCGATAGAACCATACACGAAAAGAGGGCTTTCGCCCTCTCTCGCTACTCTTCTGTTTCATACTCACCTCCATCTTCCCAGCAGTCTGTCATCTGACGGAAGAGTCCATCGTACTTTCGGAGAACCAAGTTTGCGACTCCAGCGGTGCGAGGATTAAACTTGCCGCTTTTTATAGCGTCATAGACTTCATCCATAATAAGGGCGAGTTCGAGAACTTCGTGAGCTTTCATTTCGACCACAGCAGTGGATTTTTTAAGGTGTGCTTTCATCGTTTTAAGGTATTAAGTTAAACATTCTGTTTTTAGAGAGGTGGAGAGGGTTTCCCCTCTCCATCCCTTGACTCCTTACTCCATGCTTTCGAGCATCTTTTGGAGTTCCGCTTTCGTGAGACCCAACTGGCTCGCTCTCTTCAACCTCTTCTCGCTCTCCACCTCGGCTCTGTGGCTCTCCTTGCGCCTTGCAATCGTCTCGGCTGCCGTTTCCCAGCTCATTTTGGGATTCTCCTTGAGCATTTGGATGATTTGCTTCTCATCACTCGGCGCTCTGTGGCTCTCGCTCTTCGGCTCTTTTTCGGCCGCTACTCCGAAAACCTCTCGGAGGTCTCTCGTTTCGAGCCATACCTCAACTTCGTTGAGTTGGTAGAACACTTTGCCCTTGCCGCCGGTCTCGCCTGTAGAGACGCAGCACTTCGTGACCTTGGTGCCTGTGGCAACTTCGGCAATTTTGCCGTTGCAGTTCGCCACGGTGTCGCTGTCGAGGTCGACTGCGTTCACGGTGTACACTTTGCCCTCACGGTTGAGAGGCAACTTCGTTGACTCGTCGCGCTTGGCGTTTTTGGCGTTGGCAACTTCGTTGAGCTTGGCGTTGACTTGCTTTTTATTGAGCTTTGTCATAGTATTGGTGCGCAGTTATTCGGCATTGCGCTCTTCGCCTCAATGTGTGCGAGTTCGCACACGGGGTCAATAAATTTCAAGCGTCAAATTGTTCGACTGTGTTGGTCGGGGCACAGTCAACCCTACTCGCCGACTTGGAGTGTGGTCGGCAACCACATAGTTGTATAATATCCCAATCTGTCAATGAGCAGTCTCCATAAGGGTGGCCTCGGTGGCCCTACTTTCGGGCCCTTTCCTTTCCCTTACACCCCTAATCATTGACTACATAAAATCGACTGACCAAATCTTTTTTCAATTTTAACATTTATTAACACATTTATAAATGTCTCATTTTCAATAAATTATAAAGAAAAATAAAAAATTATATTTTTTTTGCACCCCCACCCCCCCCCAATGAGTGGTATCGCTAAAGTGCAGTTGCCTTTTCTCAATATTTTTCATATTTTTTTTTCTTGTTCGGTATCTGTGGTTCGGTAGGTAGATGGTATCAATATAAAAACGGGTGGAAACCTTAAAAAATGTTAAACATTTTGGTATGTGAGTAAATGTGTGTACTTTTGTGGTTGAAAAGAGTAGCAATTAAAAAAGAGAAAGTTATGGTAAAAAAAAGTAATTCAGACATTTGTGTGTGTGATGTGAGTGAACACGGAGAGGACATAAGCCGATGCTTTGCTGATGGAGGGTGGTATAGGGAGTGGTGGAACGACACTTACGGGGTGTTGCTGGCTGTGGTTGATGGGGGTATGGTTGATGAGTGTGGTTCGATGGTGTGGGGGAGGTATGATATAAGGAGCGGAGGGAAGAAAGGCAATGGGCGTAGGATGTCGTCGAGCCGTGCGTATGGGGTGGTGAGGGATACGAGGGCTTGCACCGTTTCCTGCTGGCGTGATGCGACGGAGGAAGAGCCGGAGGTGCGGAGGCGTTGCGTACTGGTGGTGGTGAACAACAGGGACATAGGTGTAGGGAGCATCGCACACGAGGCGAACCACGCTGCGGACTTGATATGCGACACGCACGGCGTAAGGTACGGTCTCTTCGAGATAGGGGAGGCTCACGCCTATCTCACCGGCTGGGTAGCGTCGCGTATCGCCTATGCCCTGCGCAGGTTCATCGACCAAGACCGCGAGCGTAAGGTGGAACGTATGGCTGTGGATGCAGCCTTTCTGAAACAATGGTACATCGATAGCGTAGACAGTTCTGACGAGCCTCGTTGGACGGACAAGCACATCGAAGAACTGTGCAAGGACTTCCACATCATCAAGAAACTGGATGACAACAATTCTTAAAAAAAGAGTAGATATGGACAACAGACCTTTTGAAAGTATGGAGGACTTCACCTCCAGATGCCGTAAGGACGGTATGGATAACTTCATCGCTTTTGCTGGATGCGAGGACGGGCATAAAAGTGCTTGCATCGGAGAGGGTGAAGCGAAAGATGCCTGTCTCGCAATAGCGTCGTGTATGTATGACCGCGACGATATATACAACCTTGTCATCAACGCGCTGAAAGCAACGACAGAGATGAGGGAGAAAGATGGAAAGGAAACACCGTTTGTCGGTGTTGGCTATCTGCAAGACTGGTATCAGCAAAGTATCGACGAGACGCAGCCGCCGGTTTGGACGGACGACCATCTCAATGAATTATCAAAAGACTTCTGGCTTCTGCCGAAAGGAGGGTTGTACGAATGAGCGAGAAAAAGACATTTGCGGACGTTGTTGATGGCGACATCGTGTATGTCGCTGTCGGTGACATCGTGCTGGGCGAGACGGTCAAGCACGTCGAACACTTCAAGAAGCGGACGCACATCCGCGTCACGACAAGGAAGAGCAAGGACTATGAGGACTGGTTCACTATGTGTCCGAACAACAACGCATCCAGACAGAGTATGCCGACAAACGCCGTCCTGTTCACGGAGAAAGCCGATGCGTGGCAGTATCTTCTCGACAAGGCGAAAAAGCAATACTTCGACGCTATGAACGCCGTGAGGAATCGGAAGAACCATCTGATAACCATCTGCGAGCGTATGGGGCTTGAGGTTGAAGACGTGATAGCGGAGGGAGCGTGATATGTGTACCGCAAAGATACACCAGAGATGGTGCGTGATAGTTGAATGTAGAGACTGCCCTTTCTATAGGGAAGACAATAACAACGAAACTCAAAAAAGTAGGAATAATGAGAAAAAACAAGAAACAAATCAGAGAGTCGTACAGCTCAATGCTTGATATGGTGGAGAAAGGCGGGTACGACGGTCGCGGCAAGGTTGATGTCTATATCTGCAAGAACGGACATCGCTTCTACACGGAGTATATCGACAAGGGCGTTACGCCTTTCTGTATGGTATGCAGACATTGTAGCGACGAGCAACAGCCGATGACGGCTACACACAGAGACACCATATCAAAGTACGAGGCCACAAGGCTCGGCGTTGAGATACACCAGTGGGTTCGTCCTACGCTCGAACAGACATGCCTCCTCTCTCCAGACCTCCAACAACACGTTCTGAACGGCGGTCTGCTTCTTATGGAGGACATCGTTGAATATTGTAGCGTACACGGTGCGTACAACAAGCTCGCGAAAGCACTCAAAGACCTATGGGAGGCTATCTGCTACCACTTGTGCAAAATGAGTTCAAAGAAATAACGAAAGGAGTTTAATATGGAAAGAAGAATAGGCGAGGTGTTCTACGATGAACGCCTCAAGAAACAAATCAAGTGCATAGCCTGCGAACCTGGGATATGCGACCCGTGCATATACCACGCACATCTTCTCGGAGAGGACTACTGCGCCGCCTCTGGCTGTGCTGGACGGTGTGATATGAGCCAAAGGACGGACAAGACTTCAGTCGTGTTCCGCGAGGTGAAGAAAGACGAGCCTTTTGAACTCGGAAAACCACTCACCAGAAGACAAGCACAACGTCTGTATATCGTCGCGCACGGTCTTCCGATTACAATGCCTTACGACGCGACGCTGATGCACTGCGAGAAGACATACGGATGTACGCTCGATGTCTTCCGCAGGATGTCAGACAAACTGCTGGCGTTGTTCGCCAATGCCATTGAGGAAATGGAGGATGAAGATGAAACCGAATAGGAACACCATCTACAATATGGACTGTATGGACGTCCTGCGCGAGATGTCCGACGGTTGTGTCGATTGCATCGTCACAGACCCTCCTTATCCAGTTACACCTCACGGCAACTCCAAAAAGAGTATGATAAACGGAGAATGGCAGAGCAACGCCTCTCGGAAAGGTAAGATTTTCGAGGACAATGACATCGACATCGCCGACTATCTTCCAGAGTTGTACCGCGTACTGCGTGACCGCGCCCATTGCTATATTATGGTCAACAACCTCAACCTCACTCATTTCTTGCAGGTGATTGACGATTCGGAGTTCAACTTCGTAAAGTGTCTCATCTGGGATAAGTGCCGTCAACTGCCATCAAGGTACTATATGGGATGCTTTGAGTACATCATCTTCCTGCGTAAGGGAGGCGAGTTCCCTATCAAGGAGTTCAATACGCCGGACATCCTCAAGGTGCCTGTGACAAAGACCAAGTTCGGAGATAAGACCATTCACTATACGGAGAAGCCAACGTCTCTTCTGGAGGTGCTTATCCGCAACTCTACGGAGAGAGGGGAGCTGGTTCTCGACCCGTTTATGGGGAGCGGTTCTACGGCTCTCGCAGCAAAGATGTGCGGTCGCGACTATATCGGTGCGGAGATAAACACAGAGTATTACAACAACGCCTTGGAGAAGATAAACCTCTTCTCGGCTCAAACACAACTGTTCTGATGGAAGTGATTAAGATATTTTCAGCCTTTGCTGGTTACGATGCGATGCTTCTCGCTCTCAAGCGTCTCGTCAAGAACTATCCAGATTTTTCATTCGAGTGTGTCGGATATTCGGAGATAGACAAGTATGCCTGCATAGCACACGACGCTCTCCATCCGGCCATCAAGCCCTACGGCGACATTACGGCTGTCGACTGGAGTACGGTTCCTGATTTTGACATCCTAACGTGGTCATCGCCATGTCAGAGTGTAAGTTCCGCTGGCAAACTCAAGGGTATGACGGAGGGAACTGACGCTGCGTCTGCCGTTATCTGGAGTATAGACCGCTGCCTCGCCGTAAAACATCCAAGATATATTCTTCTGGAAAATGTCGCGAACATTGTCGGTGCAAGGTTCATCGGTGAGTTTAATAGATTCCAAGACCTCTTGCGTGGCTTCGGCTACAAGTGCCACACCAAGATAATGAACGCAAAACAGTACGGCGTACCGCAGAACCGCGAGCGTCTGTTCCTCGTCGCCACGAGTGAGGAGGTGGACGGCTACCACTTTCCAGAGCCGTTTCCTCTGGAGAAGAGACTCAAGGATGTTCTGGAGCAGGATGTCGATGAGCGTTACTATCTCTCTGCCGACAGAGTGGATGGATTGCTAAAAAGCACACTCAAAGAACGCGGTAGAGGCAACGGCTTTGTCTTCTCTCCGAAGACCGAAGAATCAGAGACCGCCAACTGCATCACAACTCACGAGGGTGGCAGAAAGACCGACAATTTCATAGCGGAGGACGCTGTGGAGGTGGTAGGAAATCTGTACGACGGAAACCCTCAAGCAGGTCGTGTGTACGACCCAGAGGGCATCGCACCGACACTCGACACATGCAACGGCGGTAACAGAGAGCCGAAGATTATCACCAGTCCTCACGGCTACAACAGAGGAAACATCGTCGATGTGTTTCCCACTGTCAAGGCGAGTGCGTACCAAGACAACAACCACGTCATTGAGACAAAGGTAAACATCGCTGCCATAAGAGGGCGTTCTGATGGCGACTGGCACGGAAGCGAACACCAGCAACGCCTCGAAGAGGGCGGTGACATCTGCGGTGCTATCACCAGTGTGGCAAAAGACAATATGCTCGTAGAGCGTTCAGTTCTCGGCTGGGTACGCGACTCAAAGGGCGAGATAGTGCATCGCCCAGAGGTGGAGGTTGCTAACTGTGTGACGGCTGGTAAGCGTGACAATACCCAGAACTACGTCAAGGAAGAGTACGAGCCGGTGGAGAAGAGCATCATCGAGGATTTCTACGCTTGCAGAGAACCGCGTGAGTATGCGGAGGTAGCACCTACGTTACGGAGCGAGCGAGAGGGCCTGAAAGTGAAAGAACAGTACCTATTGAACGGCGACAAGGATGGATGCTTCTCTACGCTGACAACTGGTCACGACAGAGCTCGCAATATCACAGAGCCGAAAGGCGGTCACAAGCAGATGGGCGTACTGGAGTATGATGGTCGTATCGTCTGCATCCGTCGCCTTACGGAGCGTGAGTTGTTTAGGATTATGGACGTTGACGAGCCGGATATTGACATACTTCTGTCTGCCGGAATACCGAAGACGCAACTGGCGAAACTCGCTGGAAACAGCATCGTCGTGAGTTGCTTGTACCATATATTTCGCAAGATGTTCATCGACGTTGAGAACGAGAGCCAACAGACATTGTTATTCTAATACGCAAAGATATGAAAACAGACAAGATTTATATCAGTGGTAAGATGACTGGGGACCCTGATTATGAAATGAAATTCAAGTGTGCAAAAGCTGATGTGGTGACGTACTACCGCTCGTGCGTTGACAACGCGAAATGCAACCGCGCTTGTCCTCTGTATGACCTCAAGTATGTGAGCATCTGCCATATTCACGACACGCTGACCAACCGTAGAAAACTGGAGGTTGTGAACCCCGTTGATTTCGGCTACAAAGGTCACGGTTGGCTGTACTGCATCATCGGTTGCTTGAACCACTTGAGGAAATGCCAGTACATCTATATGCTCGAAGACTGGACTGAAAGCCGTGGCGCGAGGTTGGAGCATTGGTTTGCCAAACTGTGGAATATTCATATCATCTACAAGGACAAGAAAGGAGGTCGCAAATGATACACCAGTTCGACCCAGTTATATACCCTCGCAAGGTGTGGATTACTTATGACGCTACTTGCGACGAGCTCAATGAGTTCTTCCCAGAGGGTGACGGAACGGACGAATACTTCCGCGAACTACCGAGTTATACTGACGCTTCTGTGTACCACGTCCGCAGCAAGGACAAACTCGGTGGTCTTCTCATCCGCTTCAAGGGTAAGAAAAATATGAAATCCGGCATCATAAGCCACGAGGCAGACCATTGTGCCAACGGTATATTCGCATACATCGGTGCAAAGGTGTATGTGATGAACGACGAGACACACGCCTATCTGGTGGAGTGGATAGTAAACTGCTGTGAAATAGTAAAAAACAAGAAAAATGAACAAGGAACAACAGTATCAAAGCAATAAGAACGCAAAGGTCGGAGAGACCATCGTATGCCCAATGTGCGGTAAGGAGTTTGTCAAGAAGCAGTACAGTCAAGCGTTCTGCTGTGGCACCTGCAAGGATGCGTACTGGAACGAGAGCAACGGCTCGCGTCGCAAGCAGAAGATTAGCGACTTCGATAAAGGCTGGTGGAACTGCTTTCAGAGTTTCGTCGGCGAATTGATGGGCGAGAATGACAGTGCGTATCGAGTGTGCATCGACGTTCTCCGTGGTGCTGGCATCAAGCCGGAGGAGATAGACGCTTTCGAGACATACAAGGCAGAGAATGGCGACTACTATCCTACTCTTCTGCGAGATATGCTTGCTGAATACAGAGAAAAATATTGTTAAACCAATAAACTCAACATTATGTCAAAACAGATTGAATTTACTGGAGAGGTTAAAGTCGAGCCTAACGCTATTGAGGCGTTTCGTCGCTTGATGAAGATAGACCTTGACAGAGGCTTCTCCATCCGTCAAAATGACGGAGAAATGCTCGGACAACCGATTATCGTATATCCTCCAGAGGAAAAAGACGGTGACATTACTTTCGTCCGTCTGTCTCAAGTGAAAAGTCTCTTGTTCGAGAAAGATGCTTACACACAGCGTATCGAACTCGACTATAAGAGTTTGCTGAAAGAACGCAATCAACTGGAGGAAAAGTATCGCATCCTCGAAGACAGATACGCTGCACTCGTGAGAAAGGAATATGAGAATTTTGGAAAGGTGAAGAAAATATCCTTTGCTCCACTTGAACCAGAGAGTTCCGCTTTGATGCACGACCAGACAGACGCAAATGTCTGCCAGACTGGAGGTGACGATGATTAAGGCAAAGGTTATAGACAGTATTGTTGTCAAGGACTGCAATATCGTCAACTGTCTCACTTGTCAATACTGCTGCGGTGTCAGAGCCGTTCCAGATGCAGAGAAAGTCAAGGTAGTAGTAGACTGCGGAAAACCGAATATCAAAAAATAACAATTTAATACACAACAAAATGGAAAAAAGATTTAAACTCAACAGAGCCGTGATGGTCAATGCCATCAACATCGCTGGTCAGTTGGCTGGCACAAGTAATGTGGTCGCAATAGCAAAGTGCGTCCGTCTCACGTTCAACAAGAATACGCTGGTCATCCGCTCGACGGACACGGCAAGTACACTCCGTATGGTCATTGACCTCGGATATGACGTTCCAGAGAAGACCGACATCTGCGTTGAGAAAGAACTGCTGATGCGGACACTCCGCGTTATCAGCGATGAGGAAATCACGATGCTGTATGATGCGGAGAGGAATACCGTGAGCGTCGTGTACGGTCGTGGCTACATTGATATGCCGACATTTGACGCTGCCACATTTCCGTCAATGCCTCTGTCTGGCGAGAGCAAGGTCTTCAATATGCCGTCATCCGTCCTCGCGGAGTTTATCGCCGACGGTCGAAATTTCATCTACGCGGAGAAGACTGAAGCAGTCCTCAACAGCATCGCGATTATCGTCGAGGGCGACACCGTGACGTGTTACTCGACAAACCGTGCCGTTGTGTACAAGAACCAGTTTACTCTCCCAGAGAATTACGGAGAGAAGATGTGCATTATGCTGCCGTCGAACACCTTTAAGCCTATCCTCGATATGTGCGCCCAAGGAGAGATTGTTCAGTTGAGCATCCGTCAACAGAACGTGGTTGTAAGTTGCGGCACCTTGTCGTACTGCGCTCGCCTCACGGACGGCATATATCCGGCTGTCGAGCGTCTGGTGGAACTGCCTCGCACACAGAATATGTCTCTGTCTCTGTACGACATCAAGGAGGCTATGAAGCGTATGTCCGTCACCGTCGGAGCGTCTGGTCTCGTGGTGATGGATATTAAGCCAGAATCGTTGATGCTCACTGGTGGCGACATAATGCTCCAGAAGAACTGCAAGGAGGAATTGATGTGCAAGTCCTCGAAAGAGGAGTGCATAGGAATCAACACCAGCTTCCTTGAAAAGGCTATCAACTGCGTGAAGACAGCATCGCTCGTTGTCAGATACGAGTCTGCCGACAAAGTGTTAAGTGTCGAGTCTGCCGACAACCCCTATCCGCTCGTCATCATCGCTCCGATGAAAATAGTCCAGCCTGCTGACGAACAGCCATCCGATGAAGCATCCGAAGCAAATCAATAGTTAAAAAATCTGGGAGTGTGAAGATTTGTTTGTATCTTTGCACTCCCTTTTCGCTCTCACTAACGGGATGGGAAAGGTTTGTTATGAGCAAGAATACAGAGAGATTTCATCACGGTTACAACCATTGTAGGGGTATAGGATGCGACAAAGCAGCCGACTGTGCGCAACACCTGGCCCTGCTTGAAGCACAAGAACTCGGTCTCAAGAACATAAAGGAATGCGATGAGTGCGATGATAAGGAAATGAATTACTGTCGCGTCATCATCGAACCACCAGATGTTAAGAAGAGTTAAAGTTTATTGCAGTTTTCATTAAACTGCATATTTTTGCAAAAGTTGTTTGGGGAGATAGCGCGTGGTCGCTCCTCGTGTGACAAGAGGTTTTAGCCTACTCTTTCCTCTTCTCCCCTTTTTTATAAAGAGTAGAAAAACAACAAAAAAGGAGGTAAATATGGCAAAGTACCATTATCGTCTCGTTTCGACGTATGAACCGATGGAAGAAGACCGCCTCAATGCCATCGCTGATGAGGGTTTGAGGCTCGTATCGGTGTTGCAGATACAGCAATACCAGCAACCAGTATTTCAGTATGCCTTTGAGGAGGAGGTGAAAGAAGCTCGCGTGAAGCGAGACAAAGAGACTCTGGATGAGGAAGAGGCATTTGTGGAGGAGATATACCAGATGTACCCGTCCAAGTGTCCGAAGCGTAACAAACCGCTCGGAAAGTGCGACAAGAACCGCTCGCAGATACGGACGCTGATGAAGAAATACTCGAAAGAGCAGATAAGGGCGGTTGTGCAGCACGAGTTGTCTGTCAAACTCGGAAAAGACTACCTCAAGAACTTTACCACGTTCCTCAACCAGTTCCCAGACCCAGAGACCATCGACGAGAAGCCGGTCAACGTCCGCGACCAGTTTGTAAAACCAACTAACGAATGGGAGTAACCTATGGTAGACCTTGAACAAATATACAAGTGGTGGGCTATATTCCAGAACAACGGCAGTAAACTGTGCGAGGTTCGCTGCCTTGACGGAAAGAAGACCTATAGCGGTTACTACCACAATATCGAAAATCTGATAAGAGATGTCACTCCACTGTCAGACCGTCCTAATATGCAGATATACTTTGTTCTGAACACAATCAACAAAGACTGCTATGACCGACAGCAACAAGAGCGGATGATAGAAAATCCGAAGAATACAACCACGGATGCAGACATCCTCGGCAGAAATTTCATTCTGCTTGACTTTGACCCGAAGAGGCCTGCTGGTGTTGGTAGTACCGATGACCAGTTCAAGGAGTCGAAGATTGTAGCCAAATCGGTGTACAACTTCCTCTTGGAGCAAGGCTTCTATGAGCCTATCGTGTGTAAGTCTGGCAACGGCACTCACTTGCTGATACCAGTACACCTTGCGAACACACCAGAGAATACAAAGCTCGTGGAGCGGTTTCTGAAAGCCATAGCGATGCTTTTCTCTAACGAAAAGGTTGACTGTGACGTAAAGGTTGGAAATGCCAGTAGGATATGCAAACTATACGGTACATACGCAAAGAAAGGTGCGAACACTCCAGAGCATCCGTGGCGTTTGGCAAAGGTGTGGAAATGCCCAGATGTCATACAGACGAACAAGCGAGAGTATATTGAGAAAATAGCCAATATGTACCCAGACGAGCGTCCAGCACCGTCGAGGGATAACAATTTCGGTCAAGGGAAGTTCGACATCATAGATTTCTTCAACCGGCACAACATAGAGTATCGTGCGGTACAAATTTCTGGAGGTACGAGGTACATCCTCAAGGAATGTCCGTTTGACAGCGGACACAAAGACCCAGACAGTATGGTGTTCCAGCACGACAACGGAGCTCTGGCTTTTATGTGCTATCACAACTCTTGTAGCAACTACACATGGCGTGATTTCCGTCTGCATTACGAGAGTGACGCTTACGACAATAGAAGTTACGAGCAATTCAAGTACAAGCAGATGCAACAGATGACCAAGTACCAACTGCGACCGCCAGAGACACAACCTTTGGTAGAGACAGCGGAGAAAGGTGCTATATGGCTCAAGATGTCGCAGATTAAGCGTCCGAAGTTCGACCTCGCGGACTACATTCCGTCTGGTGTAGAGCAGATAGACAAGTTGATGGTCGGCTTCAAGCGTAAGCACGTATCTGTCTGGTCTGGCTACCGTGGCTCGGCAAAGACAACCATCCTCAATATGCTCATCCTAAATGCAGCACAACGCGAGTACAAGACCGCATTGTGGACTGGAGAGTTGGACGGTGACGAAGAGAAGAAATGGCTGTATTTGCAAGCCGCTGGAAAGACGTACAACAAGATGACCACCGTAAAGGATTTCTACTATACGCCGGATAACGTGTGCGACAAGATAGACCCGTGGATAGACAAGTATATGTGGATATTCAACAACCAGTACGGCAATAATTTCAAGCAGATTGTCGAAAAGTTGAGGGAGTTGAAGAAGAACAACGATATTGATATGGCTATCTTTGACAACCTTATGACGCTGGATATTGATGACCTTGACGGTGACAAGAACGACCGACAGAAGAACTTGATGCAGATGTTGACCGAACTGGCTCGTGAACTTGACATCCACATCCACATTGTCGCCCACCCGAACAAGAGCGGTACGTTCTTGAGACCGAACAACATCTCTGGCTCTGGTCATATTCCAGACCTTGCGCAGAACGTGTTTATTCTGCATCGAGTGAACCAAGATTTCTGTATGAACGCAAAGGAGTTTCTACCAAACTCTGTAATTGAGGAGATACTGAACTCTCATTGCACGAACTGTATCGAGATATGCAAGTGCCGTGACAAAGGCTCTGCTGTAGACCATTTCATTAGGCTGTTCTTCGAGATGGAGAGTAACCGACTGAAGAACGACGTAGCGGAGAACATCATCTACAACTGGTGTCCTGATGCACCGCAGATACAGATGCAGTCGTATACCGTTCCGTCGCCCACACAAGCGATAATGCCTAATATGTCGTTTGACGAAGACCCAGAATTGCCGTTTGACGGAGATAACAGCGGAGTGCCATTTTGAAAAAAAATATTTTGTCAGTTCAAAAAAAAATTGTACTTTTGCATTGCAATAAAGATATAGACAAATGGAGTTTGTTGAGTATATAACACTGATTAACAACGACCACAGACTGTGTTCGGAGTATCAAAAAAAGTTATCTTCTGCAAGAAGCAAGAAGCAGATTTTTGAGTTGATAGCCGACAGCAACGGTATGACATTTTTCCAGAACCTTAATAAGGTTGGTATGGAAACACCTTACGATGACATCTGCCGTTTCTTCAAGAACTACATAAACGGCTTGTATAAGCCGAAATTTGAGGTCGAGAACGGATGCTATACGTCTGCCGTATACTGCAAGCATACGGACGATATTCTCGCTGACACTACGCAACTGTCTCTGTTGAGTTGTCAATGCAAGGTCGTTGTTCCGAAGAACCATTATGTATCGCTCTATCCAGACAAGAACAGCGAGATTGTCATTGACAACAATGGCTTCGGCGTGAACGTATTTATGACAGAGGGTGCTTCCGTGAAAACCATTAACGGAGCATCAACGGTGAAAATGATAATCAAGTAATATGACACCACTACAGACAAACGTAAAGGATATGTTGAGCTGGCAAACACCAGAGGAGGCGAAACAGAACTTGCTCGCTTGTGTCTGTCTGTCAAAGTTCCGTGGAGCTCATTATGGAACAGCGGAGATTGACGGCAGAGTGGTTAGAACCATCAACATACCCATTGAGATGAACGCCTTGATGGAGTACAACTCTCATTGCTGGGTGAATATGCTTGCTGTAAAAATCAACGAGCAGAACTGTAGGGCGAAAAACCCATTCACCCACATGCTGATGCCAATATATCCATCTGGCTTCTACAAGGAACTTATTAGTCTTGGGTATAAAGTTCCGTCGCTTGGAAAATTGAAGAGACCAAATCAAAACAGAATCATCTCCAAGAAGATGATGAGAGAAACACAGAACCAACTTAAAACATATCACGCATGATGACACAACAGCAAATATCAAAACTGACTGGAGCGGAGGCCACGAAGTTGATGAGTATTCTGCGTAAATCCGACAACACGACAGTGAACCTATATACAGATTTTGGCGGTGCTATACTCTATAACAAAATGGAGGGTATGGATTCTGTCGGAGAGTCTAAAAACGCCTATACGGAAGAGTACGCCGATGCCGAGCAACTGCGCACCTATATGCCGGATGTAGTACACAACAAAGCCACGACCGTGAAGCTAACGCTCGATTTCATCGGAGAGAACCGCTCCTTTATTAAGGACACATTCATCCAGTTTATCAAGAAAGGCGTATTCACGTTCTTTGACCGTGTGAGAGGTCGAAAGTTTGACTTTGTATTCATTAAGAGTTCAGAGCCGAGAGAGGATGTGTACAAGGGTAGCGTCCATTACATCGAGATAACATTTGAACTTCAGAATATCAAGGGCAAGACCGAAGAGATTGATGCCACACTGAACCGTACATACTATAGCGTATCTTCCACTCCTGCGGCGAACAGCAGCAACTGGAAAAAAGTGTATTTCTTCACAACCGACGGAAGTATCAAGGTGTGTGCCAAAACAGCCTCAAACACCTATGCTATCCTTGCTCCGAGCGTGGTTGCTGCAACCGCCACCTATGCCGCTTTGAATCCAGAGTTGTGCTTCAATGTGTACGGTGAGACATACGTCCTCGATGGCACTACAGACAAGTACCGCTACGTCGGAAATCAGATGTTGAAGATATTGTAATGAAGAAAACTTTTATAAACATACTCATTGTTTGTCTATGCGTCCTCGCAGGCTTCCTTGTTGCATCCTTGATTGGTAATTGCCACGGGAAGCCGGAGGTTCGCGTAGAGTACAAGACGGACACGATACGCGAGACGAAGACCGACACATTGACATTCTACAAGCCGTCCGTGAAGCGTGATACGGTCATAGATTATGTTTTTGTTCCGAGTGACACTGTTCTTGAGGTCGTACAGAGACACTACTTTGAGGATAGTGCGTATGATGCTTGGGTGAGCGGTATAGAGCCTCTTGTTCTTGACTCTATCAAGGTATATCCGAAGACAGAATTTGTGACCGTGACAAACACTGTAACAAACACAATTCTCGATGAGCGGTGGAGAGTGTACGGATTTGGTGGTTTTTCCTCCATCTACGAGCGTTTCGTACCAGAGGTGGGTATTTCTGTATCATCGCCTCAAAAGTGGCTCATATCGGCTAAAATTGGATATGACACCAAACTCGGAACTACATACGGAATAAATATCGGTTATAAAATATTTTGAATTATGACAGAACTTGAAAAATCAACGATGACGGATGTCCTTATCTGGACTGACTGTCGAAAACTGCCGAAGAAAGATGACGGCAAATCATTGTGGGTGCGAGCCATTGCCCTCGTCGGCAAAAATGACGGCTCGAAGTCCTATTGCGTAATTGAGCGTAGGTACAACGGCGAGGTGCAAGTTGTTAAAGACTTTGGTCACGCTGCTGCCATCAAGGTGTATCTCTCTGTGCATCCTTACGAGTTTGTGAAAGAGAAGTACATCAAGAAGTGGAACGCAACCGACACCAAGGAAATGAAACTGCGTTACATCAACGTGAATCTCAACACTGGCTTCGATGTGAACTCTCTCACGGATGAACAGCTTGAAGCACAGTTGTGCAACGTGGCTATCTACAGACAGTACATTGACACCGTAAAACAGTAACGATATGACCAAGGAAGAAATTATTGCCAAAATCAAGGCAAAGGAAGACAAGATAGTCGCTATGACGAGTGCGACTGGAAAAACTCGTGACCTCTTGCGAGACATCCGCGTTCTGTACGATGAACACGAGAAGATGTCGTTGGAGGAGGCACAGCCGGTTGCCGAAGCGACCGAACAGAAGCCTGAAGTCAAGAAACCACAAATTGAGCCGATGCACTTTTGCATACCTCAAAGCGAGGTTGTCGATGAGTTCGATATGGGGGCCTGCGCTGTTGTGAAAACCAGAACTGGTTACGAGTGGAGAGCCAAAGGCGGTTTCCGTATGTATACGGAGAACACCAACGAAAGCCTCTCTGGTGCGATGGAGAGCTTCTTCGAGATGCGTGACCAGCAAAACGTTCTGTCGCCAAAGGAAATCGAAGACCAGGAGCAGATAATGACCGCTTTGACGTACATCCTCAATTATCCAATGATTGCTTTCTCTGACCCAGAGTTTATGATTAAGATGGCTACGGAGATTGTCAAGTGGATGAAAGAGCGTTACGACGAGTTAATGGCTGAACCGCTCCACGACGATGATGACCCAGAAGCCACTCGCGATTTTCAGCAAGCAACGCTCGCCGTTGAGGAACTGAAAGACGTGATGAAGAACGCTTCTGAAAAGTCAGAGGAAGAATAAGCTGTTTTTTCCTACATACCTCCTGTAAAGCGAAAGCCCCTACCATTGCGGTGGGGGCTTTCTTCAACAACAATAAGAAAAATGGGGATTTATTCTTTCGGTAACAGATAACAGTTTTGTTCGCCGACTGGAGTAAGTTCTTCCACAAACAGCATCTTACCGTCATCAACTTGAGCGTCGGCACAATAGAGGTAGTTGTCACCGATGTTCTTTGCAATGTCAACGCGAGGCACATAGTAGTACGTTTTGCCATCATACTCAACCTCTTTGTCTGATTCAATAAAGAATGTCTGCAACTTTTCAGACATTGAGTTGATATACTTTATGTCAAAAAGAATGTGTCTGTTATCATCCCTTGTGTAATCGTCTTTGTATATTGCAGCGACATATATACGGTCGTTGTATTCCAGTCGGAGAGAGGCGAACTGCAAGACGGTATAACCTCCGACAGCCCAAACGTGGTCGGTAATCATATTTTTATCACTGCCATCGTATATTTCCTCATAATTCTTGCTTGCTGCTTCCACGATGTCCTTGAGTTCCGTATAGATTATTCCGGCTTCACCGCTCTTGATTACGATTTCATATACATAGTCACAGAAAGCGTTGGTGTCAATGAAACGACATTTGGTAAGGAATATGTCTTCAGCATCCTCGTTGTATCTGTCTGTGGCAAAGAAAACAGCCTTGAGTAGTATATCGTCAATATTTGTAACTTCTAATGGATTCCATTCACCTTTTTCGTGAGGTGATGTAAATTCATACAGATGTTTATTGTGAATAACTCGGTCTTTCTCATTGTATGATTCTTCGGTGCTGAACTCAACAAATGTAGCGTCTTGCGTGGTCATATAATGCGACGAGTCGTATATCATCTTTGTGAATTTGAACTCCGCGTCTTCTGTGGTAAATTGCGAGCGAACAACTGATACTCTCTCTCCGAATACATCTTTCGAGTATATATCTGCCATTTTGTTGTACACAGAACTATCATCCGCACCTGTTAATTCAGCGGTGGCGGCATTTGCTGAATTTACTACCGCTACTGCGGCGCTGGTTACACTCGCATCTTGAGAAAGATGTTCGTTTGCCTTGAGAGAATCTGCCAATGTAGCCATATCGTATGTCAGTGTCGCGAGTCTGCTATTCACACCCCTTACGATTGTGGCGAGACCGTTGTCCTTATCAAGGATTTGTGAGTTAAGCGAACTGACCGTCTGACGAAGAACCTCGACGGTTTGTGACAATGCCTTTGTGTCGGATTCGGTGGCCGTCATAGACACAATATTATACGAATTTGTAACGCGAGAAACATCCTCACCAACTTGAGACGGAACAAAGTCTTGTGTGGCGATAAGAGCCTTTCCGTTCTTGAAGAAGCTCGTTCCTCTCCGTATCGTCTGCGTACTGCTTGAATTATACTCTTCGAGACCGAGCGAGCGGAACACACAGTTTGCGACGCTATCGAGAGCAACCTTTGACACATCCCAATTACCAACACTCTTGGGTGTGGTAAATCTGTACAGCCGGTTGTTGTATACTACTATCTCGTTCTCGCTGTAGGAACGAGTAGAGTCGAACAACTGAAAACCAAGGTCTGTAAGGATGTTTGAGGCCTTGAGGTCTGCCGCGTTTGCAGCGTCTCGCGATATGCCGTCCTCGCTACCGATGTTCGTCTGTGTCTTGCTACTCAAATCCCAAGATGTGCCAGCGTTATGCTTTGATGTGAATCGGTACAGAAGACCGTCTTTTCTGACAACAGCGTCTTTCTCATACACGGTACTTACATCAAACTCTGGGTAGCCTTGGTTGATTTCAAGGTATATGGCTTGACGTTTTGTTTGGTCTGCAAAGTAGTCGAGAGATTGTACTATATCTTTATCAGCCTTATTTAATGATAATATTTGAACAATATCATTTATATCATTGATAGATGAGGAAATAATATTCAGTCTGTTGGATGTTCTTCTTATTCTTATTCTTGGGTCGTCTGGGTCATCCTCTCTTACAATAATCCACGGGTCAAATGGGTTGAATGGATTTACAACCCCCCCCAGATGCTTTCTGTATCTGATTTTGTTCTTTAGGTCTTCTATTTGAACCGTTATCTCTGGGAGAGAATCTTTATTTTGTACTTTGTAGGTGAATGATTCTACAGCGAGTTCGTACACGACACCATCATACACAACATTATTAAATAATGTGTTCTCATTTACGAGTACAGCAACTGCGGTGTTTTCTGCATAGTATATTCGAGAGAATTTTATAGCAAAAGCCCATTGCTCTGCGTTCATAAGAACAAGGTCTTTGATTAGTTGTTTCGTTAGTTCAACTTCTGCATTTCTTACATACGTTTGTGGCATCTTTATATGCGTAAACACAAACTTATCTGCTCCAGCATCGCCTCCGGCGGATGCAACACTGACTGGTGCAAGAAGACGCATTGTTGACGGCATAATGGTGTTGAATGTGGATATGTCTTTCATCAAACAAATCCATGTGGGTGTGTTTGTGGTGTCTTTTTGTGTTTCTTCTACCGATGAAAGAGTTACATCTGTACAGATAACATCACCCCACGTTCTGTATGTTCGTTGTGCGTTTGAGTTTAATGCAATAACAAGACCATTTAGAGATTGTGTTGTTCCAGTTGTTATGTCCTTAAGCCCCTCGTCTGTTATGAGTTCATAAGTACCACCAGTTGCTTCCCTATACAAATCTCTGTTATCATATCGCATCAAATCTCCAGCTTGGTACGCATACTCAAGGTTTCCAGATTCGTTGTAGTAGAATACATCATATTTCCATATTCTAACCGTGTTCTGCTTGTATTTTTCACCGACCATAACCTTGAACTCACAAGAACCACAATGGCCAGTATTGAAATGAACAACCATCTCGCTTTCGTCAATAGCCATATCAAACAGATTGAATCCGATGGGTCTTAATTTTGCAAAGAAATATGGGTGCCGGTACGCCAACTGGTCGCTCTCGTTGCCAGTTGCTTCTATCATCTCGTCACTGTCGTATAGGTCATAGGCAAACTCAAGAAAGACATCAATCGGTCTCAATGTTCCAGATGGCGAATAGTTGCCATCGTTTCCTATTTTAAGTTTCGCATCTTTTAATGTTGGTTTTATATCATCATACTCGCCTATATACTCTCTTTTGTTTCCTTGTTCGTATGGATTTTCTATGACCATATAGTTACCTCCACCATCTTCGTAATAATGGTTTGATACTATTGGATTAGCACCGTCGCTTGTCAGATATTCTCCCGCATCAGTATCAAGTTGATGCTGTTGAACATTATCTCTTATTGGGTATTGCGTTGCGTCGTAGAATCTTCTTGCACCATCCGTTTTCTGGTACAATTCTGGCATAAGATGAGGCTGCGGTTGTAGATATTTTTCAACGAGAAAGTGTATCTCATCAAAAAATCTAACAGTTCCAGTTATGATTATTCCATAATCATCAATACGGTTGAGATTTGAAATGTCTCCGACATCTTTTGTTTGACCGCCATTGAATAAACGCCATCCTTTTTCATAACTTCTGTGAGATGTTTTTCCAACAAGATATGTGTCTCGATATTGGAATCCAGTTAATTCAGATTGAGACGCTGTTATTTCAGCAAACCTTGCGTATGTTGGTCTTACGCCGGCTATTGTTTGGTATGGGTCGTATCTGTAGTATTTGTTTGTTGATAAATCTCTGTATATAACATTCCTCGATGTATTGTCTGGGTCTACATACAAACAAGCGAGAGGTGAAACAGAAATCCACTCTCCATCATCGTTTAGATAAGCATACTGCGAATTTATGTATTGTAAATCTCCCCTTGAATAGAAATAGTCAAGAACAACATCATCGTCATTTAGTATAACTGGTGCGTAATAATAACCGCTTACGACAGTTACAAGATTCCCGTTCCATTGTACAGCACTTGGAGGATTTCCGGTCTGATACCTCAACTGTACCTCAAGGTAATACGTTCCAGTATTTGAACACGGAAACAGAATTATATCTTGATTTATGAGTTTGTTTACAGCATCAGAATCCGTAGAAAAAGTGTGTATGATTGTGCCAGATGAGTTAGGTGCTGTTCTTACACACATAGGGTATGCGATGTATGACAAAAATGGGTCTTCATTCTTATACATAATTGGTATGTAAGAAACACCATTATCTATCATATTTTCAGTGACACTGAACTTGAAGTAGACAAGAATCGTTACACCAACACCAACGTCAGATAGTTTGTTTACAATCACATCGTTTGCAACATACGCAGATACATCTTTCACTCTACAGTTCTTAAAAACGTACTTGCTTCTGTTTTTGTAGAATGAGTTTTCGTAGTTCTCGTTCTTTTGTGCTGTTACTGTTGTAATTGTGCTTCCGTCTCGTTGGTATATTGGTTTTAAGAACCCGTCTTCAGTAGGATTCGGATAGTAGTACGGAATGTTATCCTCACTGCCTATTGCTGTCATACGAGAGACCAATTCGCTATTTTTGTTTTGCTTTTCAATAGACAGAAGAGCATCCTCAACTCCTTGCTCTATTGTTGTGGAAACGAGATTTTGATACTCTTTGACGTATATCGTTTGACCATCAAAGTAATACATCAACTCAAAGTCAGTGTTGAATTTCTGTAGTGCATCGTATATCGTTTCTTTGTCAAAAGATATTGCGAGTCCAGGTAGTGTGTACTCATTGACGTGATTACTATTCCACGCTCCAGCATTGTGCTTCTGTGTGAAGATATAGTATTTGTTGTTGTATATGACAATATCATCAACGGAGTAATTTGTTGTCGTCGAGAATTGCTGATAGTAATCAAATACAACGTGGTAGCCATCGTATGTATCGCTTGTTTGGTCGTATGTTGTTATTCCGCTTTGGACGAGTACGCCATTGATGCGATTTGCGAGGTCTATAGCTGTTCCGTAGAAAGAAAATTCCGCACTCTCTGATACTGGAGATGTTACTCCAGTCAACTGTGTTACTTGAGTAATATCCCACGGTCCCGCACTGTGAGCAACGAGGAACTGGTAATACAATGCTCCATATTGAACAATGGCGTTTTGTGCGTAACTTGTATTTGTGTCGAATATCGGGTATGTAGTATGGACGCTATCGAACATTATTGTATGTTCGAGAATATCTCTTTCGGATAGAAATACGAGCGAATGTTTATATCGAGCATCCTTATCTTCAAAGACTGAAGTCGGAGTATTCTTGAGGTAATATCGTTCACCATTTAAGATTGTGAAGATGTTGTAATACCTTTGTACTTTCTTTTGGTCGCTGTTGTTTGTATTCCATTTCTTATCGTAACACTCATAATCATAGAATGTTGCCGTAAGTGTTGGTGCTTTATCCATACGTTTGGCAGCGTATGTGAACTCGTGCAATTCTATTTGCTCACCATCTGTATTTAAGAATGGAACGTATGGATTTGTACGCTTTCTTGTAGTGCCGGTTGGAAAGATGTAGAACGTGCCATCCGACTCGTCGAAATACACGGTGTTGGACGGCATATAGGAAGAGTGTACATTGTGGTTTGAGTCGAAATAGCATCGCCTATATCCAGTTGAGCCACTGTCATAGGCGACAAACGTCACGGTAGTATCTCCGCTGGCATTTGCCGGAACACCGTATGTATTGTGCATCGTATTCCAGTCCAATGTCACTGTGTCAAGTATCACCTTGACGTGGTTAAAGTCGCTGTCCGTGCTTCTTGCATCACGGTACAGAAGCAACATTCTCTCCATAATTATTTATTGTTGTTATTGTTGTTGTCATCGTCGTTGTTAGAGAACTCTTGGTCAAGTTCTTTTTTGCGTTTGGTCTGCTCAAGTTCCGTGTCGAACTTACGCTCTGCCTCCCTCTGTATTCTCTTGAGTTCGTCCGGCTTGCTTTCCGTGTGGCACTCGACACCAGTCTCTTGAGAGAGGATGCCCGCGGTAACGGAAGACGAAAGCATATTGTTGTACTCAATATCGCTCTTGGGTCGCCAAATCTTGATGTAGGCGTTGATTCGGATTTTGGCAAACTCTGTGCTGGCTTTCTCGTTTTTCTTCTTTGCCACATACTCGTTAGCAAGACCCTCTTTGAAGAGGCGAACCATCTTGTCAATGACATTCTGCCACTCGATTGCACCGCTCTGTGCGGTCTCAATGTCGAGACCTTGTGTCATCTCCACGGCGACACCGCTTATATCGCCACTGACCTTGATGTCCTTTGGGAGGATGAAAGTGCATCCAGCACATTTCTGGATGGTCTCTTCCATCAACTCCAGTGTCTTGATTGTGTTGTCCGGCGTAGGAGGAGTGAGGAATTTAGCGTCGCCGTTGCTGTCAAGGCTGTCATCATTCAGAATAACACTGCCAGCGATTTTCTTTGCGTTCTGCTTGAACTTACCCTTAATGTACAGCAGACCCCATCCGAGACGCTTCTGAATTGCGTTGAAGATATTGTAAAGGATTTCGTAACTGGTGATGATGCTCTGTGCATCCTCCCAGGCCACATCTCCACGGTGAGACACGAGGGGTATCTCCGAGAAGCCGTGCTTGACCGGCTTGTGCCAACGCCACCCGTCAACAACGATGTCCTCATCCGTGAGTGTTCCGAGGTCGTTTGAGTAGCGGTAGCGATACGTCTCGTCGTAAGAATCGATGTACTCAACTCCGTTGTCGGAGTAGTAAATCGTCTCAAGAAGAACCTCTCCGTTGTGGTCGCGGTGGGTGCAGATGACGTAGCCATCCATAAACGATATAAGACGGCATTTAACCTCATCGTTGTGGTTGTAGTAGAAGAGAAGACCACCGTCACCGACAGACATCTGCGTCAAGATGAACTTGTTTCTCCAGCCGTCCATATTACGCAAATCCCATTCTTGCTTAATGGTGATGAAGTTGTTTGCCACTTGCTCTGTCGGGTCCTTGTCGATGAGTGTGAACTGCGTCTCGTTTCCAGACATGTGGAGATATTTTTTGTTGCGTATCTTCTTCTGGAATGACACAGCCATCTTCTCATAGTCAATCTCAACAAAACCGTCTTTTTTTGTCTTTACGCATATTGACGGTATGCTATCATCGAACAACACGGAGTGACAGTTCGGGTCGAGTTCCTGTAAGAACTGTTCCTGCGGTACTACGATGCGTTTATACCGAGGTAAACGTGCCTGAACCTCGTTATTGAGGTAGATAGGAACGTCATCCATTCCGTCCGGCTCAAACTCTGCCCCTCTGGTGAAAGGCTTTTTTTGCAGGAGTTTTTGAGGGTGGTCGAGTAGGTCTCTAATCTCTTCTTCGTGTGTCATATCTGTTATTTTTTATTTTTTGCTTCTACAAGGTTGTATTTTTGTTTGAGTTCTTCAATGGTTGGGATATGTATCTCTCTTCCACATTGACAGATTGCGTTGAATTTCGGTTCGACAATGACAATCTGTTCTTGGGTCATCTCTTGAACACCGAACTTGTCAGCGAGCTTGATGCGGAGGTCTGCGACGGTCTTCTGTGCCATCAACTTGTCGCGGTCTTCGGCGAAATTGTCATCCTTGATTTCTTGCGTAAGGTCGGTGATAAGTTTTTCCATAGCCTTGCGGTTCTCGTCAAAGGTGATGCTTGCTCCGCTTCCACTGTCGCTACTGTCATCCTCAATGGTCTTTACTTTTTCCTTGACATTGTACTTCCAGTAACTCCTTAACGCAACAATGTGCGACATATTGTTGTAGTTCTCATATCCCTCGTCCATAAAGAGGGCTTTGTATGCCAGTTCCTCCGGCATATTCTTCGACAACAGCATAAATGCGATGTCGCGAACCTTTATCTGAAATCCCTTTTCCTTGAGGTCTGAGATTATCTCTTTTATCTTTTTCTCTGTCATATTATCTTATCCCCCATAATGTATCGTCGAAAATATCCACGGTGTCATCGTCTGCCACATCATCATTGACGTATGATGCTGCAGTCTTCACCAGTTCATCACCGTAGTTGTAACCGAGAACCGGCAGCATTCTCATCGCACAAGGGTCAAGCAAGTCCATAGAGCGCCCTTTACCGAGCATCTGATTCATCTCCTTTTTTGAGAATAGACATTTCTTTCCGCTCGCCATATCCTTGAAGCGGACAACAGAACATTCCTCAAGAAACTCTTGTTGGATTGTGATGTTGTCCTTGAGACGCTGGTGTTCGTATATTCTTGTTGCCAGACCCTCGTCCATTGAAATCATGTGTCGCTTGATAGCTTCAACGAGCCTCAAATAACACTCATCCTTGAGCTTCATCGCCATTCTGCCGAACATACCCATAGGAGAGCGGTAGGACACATATTGAACTGCGTCTGGTATGTAGTCGTTTATATATACACCGCGCACAGCATCATATATAATATGGTTGTCTGCCACATTGTGAGTTCTGGCGAACATCTGTAGTTGCTCTGCGTTCATCCTTGGGGTTGTCTGTCCGAGGATGAGCATATCCTTGATATGGAATCCATCCCACGCTATAGCGAGGAAGTTATCCGTGCCAGTGTCAGCGAGGTCACAAGTAATCCATCTGTCGCCGTTCTTCTGCTCGTCGTTGAGGAACACATAGTTTGCGTCCATTGACGGAATAGGTGCGGCGTTGTCTTCTTCCGGCGATACGTTCCAGTTACCCTCAAGCAACTGTTCGGAGTTTCGACCGCCCATAACAGCCACAGAGCCAACATAACCATCATTGGCTTGCATCATTGATTTGTTCTCCGACATCTTACCGAGGTAAAATGTGAAAGACTTAATCATCTGCCTCCAAGCGTTAGGGTCTTTTAATCTCCAGTCCTTTCCGATAACCTTTTCAAGAGCCTTGTTTATCTTGAGAGAGCATTGCTGGTACACTTCCTCCTTGGTGTTTCCCCAGACAACCTCTTCAACGGACTCTCCAGCCATATAGAAGTAGCGGACAATGCCGTTTCTATCCTCGCGGATAAAGCCGTCAACGCCGACATACCAATCAATGAATTTGCGAACCCAGCAGTTACGCTCTGGGTTGGTTGTCGCCCTTACTTTGCCAGTCCACTTTGCCGTTCCACGGTTACGAGTGTATATTGCGGAGAAACACTCCCAAGAAAATCCAGTCAACTCGTCAAAATAGATGAAATCATACTGACGGCCTTTGAAACGCTGTAGCACTTTCGAGCGACTTTGGTCTGCAACGTGGGTAACATCGCACCTCGCTCCGATTGGGAACTCAACACGAGGATTTTCGCTTTTTACAATGTGGCAATACTTACCGTAAATCTCATCGAATGTGTCGAGAATACCACCAGACGCTTTTGTATCGTCGAGGTTATTTCTCAAGAATAATCCACGGAAATTACCGTCCGTCGTAACTGCTTCTGCTATAGATAATACCGCACCGAATGTCTTTCCAGCAGCCAATACACCACCTCCAATGCAGAAGTCTACATTGGTCTTACAGAACTGCTCCTGAAAGCCCTCTTGAGGTCGTATGATATTAACTTTTCCCATTAAATCTATAGTATGTTTTCAGTTTGCAAAAGTACACATTTTTACCGTACTGAACGGTGGCTAAAATATTGGTTTTGATTCGTACCGAATAGTTTTTGGAGAATTTAGTTGCCTACATCTCGTTAATAATTCGTACTTTTGCAAACTGAAAATAGTAACAAAAATAGGTAAGTTATGAAATTCACAAAAGAAGATGCCATCAAAGACCTTGAGGCAAAATTCAAAGACAAAAAGAGTAAGTACAAAGACCTTGACCTTACTCGTACCATCAAGGAGGTTGTAGAAAACACCCTCGATTTGATTGGTGACAACGAAGAACTCGAATTGAGTGATTTCATTGCCAAAGTGGAGAAATCCATCGCTTCTGCCGCCGGACTCTCGCTTCACGAGACGAAGAAAGCCGTTGCCGACAAGGACAAAGAAATCAAGTCTCTCAAGGACAAACTCAAAGGTAGTTCGGATTCCGACGACGATGATGACGATGACGACGACGATGATGACGACGACAACGCCGACACCAAAGGCAAAAAGTCAAAGTATGTCAAGGACTTGGAAAAACGACTGAAAGCCCTCGAAGAAAAGGACGAAGCCGACAAGAAATCCAAGAAAATCGCAGATGTTCGCAAAGCGCTCTTTGCCAAAATCAAGGAGCTCGGAGTGGATGACGAGGACTGGATTAACGACACTCTTGCCGATGTCACTATCACAGAGGACATGGATGTCGATGACAAAGCCGACCACTTTGTCAAGCGGTACAACAAGTATTGCTCGAACCACGATGCGGACGTAACGCCTCGCAGAGGTGGCGGTCAAGAGGGCGAGAAGACCAATCCCGTGCTGGATGATGTCAAGACAGCAATCAAGCGCAACAGAGAGGCAAAAGGTCTCGCCGTGAACAAATAGTTATTAACAAAAACACAGAACAAAAATGAACCCTATTCAGAGATTTGGAGCGTTTTTCGGTCGCGTCATTATGCAGAACCGAGGCTCTATCGGCGGTTCTCGCAACGTGTTCGTGAAACTCAAGGGAATCAAAGACCAGATGGTCGAGCCGACCTTTGGTGGCAAACTGATGAATCCGTTCCTCGGTCCCGCCAAATTCTTTGCCGGCGACCTCTTCGAGTTCCGTCTGGATGAGAACGGTGTGAACCCCGAACTGTACCTGCTCAAGACCTATGAGGTCGTTTCCGCTGACGGCACTACTGTCAATATCTATCGCGACGCTTTCCGACACAAACCCTTTGTCGGTGACGTT